TTGAGAGTGAGCCAGCTTATTTAGTAACCGAAGCAATAAAGGCACTATTAACCACTTTAGTTTTTCCACCAACTATAGCAGATGTTAAAAGTAAGATTTTATTACTAACAAGACCACCAGACCTAACAGAATCCGAAGCGTGGAACTTAGTTTACAAAGCGATCCAGTCCTCTAGCCACTACTCTGTTAAAAGGTTTGATAGCTTGTCGCCAATCCTTCAGAGGTTAGTTGGCAGTCCAGCACAATTGCGAGAGTGGGCGAGTATGGAGGATCCTAAATCGATGGAAGTAGCAAGTAGCAATTTTAAACGAAGCTACACGGCACGAGTTAAACAGGAGCGCGAATATCAGATACTACCTGAATCAAACAAAAAATTAATCAGCGGAATTGGGAAAATTATGCTAGGCGGTGGCGAAAATGCAACTGATGATTGAACCTGAGTACTACCTGAGATACAAAAAAGTGTTAGATGAATGTATACCAAGGGAAGTTTTAAACAGATTGTTGGGCAAAAACGTAGATGGAGAGGTTATGGGGGATGCATGGGAGTCACCTAATCCACCGTGGGAAGTATGATAGATAAAATTAATAAATTAATAGCGGAACTTAATGTACTGGTGAACCGCAGAAATAACGCTGAAAAATGGTTTGATTTAACGTCAACGTCTGATACAGATAGGGATAAGTGGACTGATGGTATTTTTAAATTAAGTGATGATATTGAGGGAAAAGCAAGGGAGTTGGAAACATTGGGGTTTGTAATGCAAGATAAATTTATTTGGTATGGGATTATGGAGGGGTTGAAATGAGAGATATTAAAGAGATTGAAAAGGCAATAAATTTCACTAAAAAATTAATAAATCAATGCGAAACGATGGCAGAATCACGCAGAAGGCTTGGAATTAATTTTACTATTCCACTTGCAACAGATATTCACAAAACTATTTTGCAAACACTAGAAGAAAAACAAAAACGTGAGCAGGGGTGCTTGTATTGTGAAGATTTAAGAAAGTACAAAACAATAGAGTGTAAAATGTTTGACCAAGTGGCAGTAGACGATGAAATAGAAATTGATGTTATTGTTAATTTTTGTCCGAGTTGTGGAAGGAGGTTACAAGATGACTAAGCGCAAAGATGAATGTTTATTTTGTACAAGTAGGAAATGTTACGAAAGAGTTGTTGCAACTGAGGATAATGGAAAATTGTATGACGAAATAGCCTGTATTAAACATGTTGATGAACTGTACAAGCATTCCGACGAAACCGTACCAAAGGTTATGCGAATATTTTCAAGCAGCACAGGGAGAGTAAAACGCGGTGATTTAGGAATATTTGAATCATATAAGGAGGTTACAAAATGAGTGAAACACAGCAGACAGTAGGGATTGCAGCAATTTTAATAGTTTTATTTGTATCAACTTATTGCATAAAAAGTGAATCAGACTTCCAACGGTTACTTTTAGCCATAGCTTTGCTAGTTGGGATGGTGATATTTTGATTAAATATTTATATTACATACTACACACTTTTGTGGTGTGCGATGATTTTGACTATAAAAAACGAGGACTAGCGGTCTGTAATAAATGCGGAAGAAAGTATTTTTTATTCATGAGGTGATATATTGAAGATTTATATAGCTGGAAAAATCACAGGCAATGCGAATTTTGAACAAGAGTTTGAACAGGCAGAAAGAGATTTGAGAGCGCAAGGCCATACGCCGTTAAATCCTGCAAAGTTACCTAAGGGATTGGGTTATGGTGATTATATACATATTGGTTTTGCAATGATAGATACGGCTGAGGCTGTAATGTTTTTGGATAGTTGGAGAGTTAGTAGGGGAGCAAAGATGGAGTTTGACTATGCTTTAGCAACCGGCAAGGCAATAATTTAAAGGGGTGATATTTTGAGTGTAACCAGTGGAAAGAAGCTAGAAAATAATTGGAGAGACAGTATACCACCTAATATATTTTTTTATCGGTTTAGAGACGGTACGAGCAGTTGGGGTGGAGGACAGGAGAATACACGCTTTCAACAAGTTAATATGTGCGATTGTATGATGTTTGACGGTGAAAAATTGTACCTCCTGGAGTTAAAGTCACATAAGGGGAAAAGTATTCCTTTTTCTGCAATACGTCAAAATCAGTTAGACGAACTATCAAAGGCAAGTACATACAAGAACATAATAGCAGGATTTGTAATACATTTTGCTGATGTCGGCACTACATATTTTTGCAAGGCTGATGATGTTTTATATTTTATAAAGCACGAAGAAAGACGGAGCATACCAATAAGCTGGTGCGAGCAATGGGGAACTAAAATTGACGGTAAACTCAAAAAAATTAACTATTTGTGGGATATAAAAAGTTTCGTAGAACAAAAACCCATTGAAGTAGTGCCTGCAATCCCAAAATGGCACTCAGAACAAACAGATTGGTAAGAGTAATATGTTTACTAGGGTATAAACAAATAAACCGCCTAGATGGCGTATGGAGGGTATAAAGATGAAGTGCAATAAATGTCCGTTTTATGTGGGCGGGTTAGATTGGAATAGATGCGATGTAACCAAAGATGAATATTTTCACCAACAGAAGGACTGCAATTTAGTAAATGACAACGGAATAAAAAACAAAAATAACATAGATGAATATTTTAAAATGAGGTGACAAATTGAAAAATCTAGGAAACTGTGCAGTCTGTGGACTACCAATCACAAATGCACACTGCACGAAATACTGCGGCAACGCTTGCTACAAGTCACAAAGAAACTCTAAAACCTTAATAGTTAAGTGTGAATTTTGTGGAACAGATATTAAACAAATAGGCTCTGATATTAGGCGGTTTTGTAGCGCAAAATGTTCTAGCGAGAGCCGAAAAAATAAGGCAATTGTTAATTCACTGTCTAAAAAAACACAAGGAATAAATAGACCGTATACCGCTGAGACACGCTATTTAATACGGTTGTGGACTAAGCAGGGAGATAGTAAGGCAGATATAGCGTTAATGATGAATAGAAGTCTGGAAAGTGTTGAATTAGCATTTAATTAGGAGGCAAAATGGATTATAAACAATACTTCAAGCAATACAAAACAAACCGATCTTTATTATCACTAAAAAATATAGAAAAGCAACAGATATTACGTGAGATATTAGATAGTCAAGATGTAGGCATTGCAGCACAAATTATATCTGATATGCCATCTGTACATAGCACAGAAAGCGTTGTGGAGAGATTAGCTGTTAGGCGAGAGGAACAACAGCTGGAATTAAATGTGCGGTTGAAATTAATTGAAAATGATATGTTTAGTTTACAGTGTAGTTGCAATCAAGCGCAAGCGTATTTAGATGTCTTGGGCAATGAAGAAAGATTTGTAATGCATCAATACTATTTAGAGGAATTAAGCTTTCCACAGGTCGCTGATGCTTACCAGTGTCACTACAAAGAACGGCGAGAGATACGAGCGTTGCAGTATTTGCAGGAGAGCGCGCTGAAGAAGATAAATGGTTTGTTAAAAGCGTAAATAAAAAGCCCTACATTGTGTGGGGCTTTTGGGCTTTAAATAATTAGTTTATAGTTGATTGTATGATGTCTATAACTTGCTTTCTGCTCTTACCAACAAATACATTTTTACCATTTATAGCGTACCAAGCCATAGGGCGGACTTCAAAACATTCACATATAAGAATACTACCATCCCAAACTTCTGTATATACATCCCATGCTCTTAATTTATTTTCTATTGCATACGGATGAACCGTTCTAATTAATTTGTATTTCATCTTATTTTTCCTCCTTTAATTTTTTAATGATCCCTGAGCTTGCATCTAACGAGATAATTAATTTAATATTTTTTCGTTTAGACTTATAAGTTCTCGTTTGTACGCTTCCGAAGCTTCTTCCTCTGTTTTGTATACTCCTAGATATTTACTTTTGTTTTTAATAGTTATATTAGCCACCCACCGTTTAGCTTGTTTGTGCCAGCACACACCAGGATATTTGGAAGTCATTTTTGTGTGCTTGTTTTGCTGGTTTTGACGTCTCGTGACAATTCTCAAATTTTCCCTTGTATTGTTTAAACCGTTTCCGTCTATGTGGTCAATCTCCAACCCTTCTGGACTGCCCATTATTATCCTATGCATTTGTATCGCTTTGCGGCTACCGTTGACCGTTAAGGAATGTCTGCTTGCGTAAAAAGTGTACCCTTGTTTTCTAGCACTCCATATATGTTTGTTTAATTCTTCAAAATCCTCATTACTAACCTTTGCTCTTTTACCTTGACTTATTTTTATATATTTCAATTATTTCTCTCCTTTTAACTTGCTTATAATGTTTGTAACTGAATCAATGTTAATTATAAATCTTAAATATTCACTTACGGTCAAGCCCAGTTTATTAGCCTGGACTTGTGCCTTCTGCTTTTCTTCTTCCGATAGTCTAATGTCTATGCGTGGCATTTGTTTAACCCCCCTATGCTTTAGTGTGTTGTTCAATTGTTTCGTATCCAAGCAAATCAAATACGTGTTTACTTCCACCCAAACCTCTGTATAAAGGATAACCGTTTTCTATTCTACTAAAGCAAAACACATTGCCCTCACTGTCTTTGATTTTATAAGCCATTTTAAAACTGTCTATTTCGCTATTCATTCTTTCGGCAATCCTCTTGTCATTTTCGTTTATCTTTGTCATTCTTTCTGCTATTGTCATTTTATTATCCCCTCTCAAATTTGTTTTGTTGTCCGTCTATCTATATTTACATTGTACACACAATATCCGTACTTGTCAACAAGTATTTATAAATATATTTTAATCCGTTTAAAATTGCGTGAATATTGCATGGTTATTGCGTTTACAGGGATAAAAACATATGATACTATATACAATAGATAGTTTAAAATCTTCAATTTTAGTAAATAAATTATAAAAAGGCTAGCCGATCGGTTAGTCTTTTTTGTTGTATCTATAGTAGAGGTGCAAAATGAAAGATAAAAGTTGTTCGTGTCATTATGCAATGGCAGATAGAGGATATTATTACATTTGTACTAAGTGTTTTAACATTGAGTACAAGACAGACATTAAAAGTAAATTAATAAGGTTTTTAAAAAGGTTAAGGATATTTGTTTTAAGAGGTAAATTATGAAAGACGTGATTAAGTGGACTGTTACAAAAAAACTGTTTGCAGTGCAAATATCGCAGTAAAACAGGTTTTAGCTGCAAGTTAATTACTTGTTGTTATAAATGTAAACGGTAATCAGTCAGAGCAATATATATACGTATATATACAGGTCGCACCAAATATTCACAGTTCAACAGACTTCAAAGCCTTTAATTACAGGCATTTGAGGTTACTTTTATGTTCGGACAAAAAT